TTCAACAGTGCAAAAATTAACAAATTATTTGCTGTGAAGATGTTCCGAGAAGGTGTAAATTTGCAGAACATTGATGCTGGATTTATGATCCAAGTGGACAATGGTTCTGTTAGTAGTTCTCAGGTGTTGGGTAGGGTATTGAGGAGTGAGGCCCCTGAACTATACATCTTTAGGATGAGGGGAACTGTTGATGAGGGTTATGTAGAAACAGCGTTAGAAAGAATTGACCCTAAATTTATTTATGACTATAGATTCCGTACACAAATGGTTACTGGATAATGGATACATATCCATTGTAAGCAATAAGATTATTGTTAGTAACAAGTGGGTGAGAGATGTTGGTGCAAGTGGTGTTGTTGAGTTGAAAGACAAGATGAAAGTGAAGAGTGATAAGGAGATGTTTGAAAAGTTCATCCATGTATTGAAACAAAATGGCTGCCCCACTTTTGCCAACTCTGGCACCTCAAGATATACAGTTTTGTCCTACACTCCATCTGCCAAAGCAGAGTTCATTAAAATCATTTCAGAGGGAATTGATATTGAACGCTTGGCAGCTTGCACAATTAAGTATTACAAGAAGCTCACTCATCCCAAAACAATCCTAAACTATTTTCGTGATGGTGATTGGAAGATTTGGTATGAAGATGAGAGTTCTGTTGATGTCCTACCTAATAGACAAGATATTGATCTATGATTAATGTAGAAGAGTTAATAAAGAATTATGAAGTTCTTTATGAACAAGAGAAACAAGGAATAGTAAATGGTGTACCTCTTAAACCATTTCTACCTGCATTCTCTCGTTATCTTCCTGCTATCCAAAAAGGTAACCAGTTTCTAGTAACTGCCAATTCAGGTGTTGGTAAAACTCAGATAACTAAATTCCTTTTTGCAATTGTCCCTTATCTGTATTCTAAGATTAATCCAAACTACAAATACAAAGTATTGTGGTTCGCATTAGAAGAATCTAAACAAGAATTCTTTGATTCAATTATGCTGTACTTCACTGAACAGAAGTATCAGAGGAGATTGAATATGCATATTCTTCAGAATGTAGATGAGAGTTGTAAACTAAATCCAGATATTATCGACATGTTGGAGAGTAATAAACAAGAGATGGAGGACTTCTTCACAAATGTGGAGATTATTGATACCATCTCTAACCCTTATGGAATATATAAACATTGCAGAGCCTACTCAGAGAAGATAGGTAAGCATCATTATGTTACTAAGGAGTTTGAGAAAACTAACAAAGATGGTACTAAATTACTGGATGTAACAGGTTCACCTGTAACGGAGCAAGTTGAAGTGTATTCACACTATGAAAACACATCTAATGAACATGTCATTGTAGTAGTTGACCATATCTCTCTACTCTCTCAAGAGAAACAATTTAAGAGTTGGTATGAAACTATTGAGCACTATTCAACAGAGTACTGCAGAAAACAAATGTCTAAGCATTGGGGGTTTACTGTAGTGAATGTACAACAACAAGCATCAGATAAAGAAAAGCAACAATACACAGTCAAAGGTGAGAGTATTGAAGATAAACTTGAACCATCATTAGATGGTTTGGGTGACATCAAAATCACTCAACGAGATTGTCACGTGGTGCTTGGTTTGTTTGCACCTGACCGTTATGGGATTAAATCACACAAAGATTACAATACAGAATTCCTTGGTGATAATTACAGGAGTATAAGCATACTTAAGAATAGGTATGGTTCTGCTAATGTAAAGAAAGGTTTACTGTTTGATGGTGCTACTCTGAGGTTTGAAGAATTACCTCCAGCAAAAGAATTTACAGGATTTGATGCCAAACATGACTATCAAGATATCCTTAAAAAGTTCTTGTCAACACCCTAAAATTTTCGTATCTTTAATAGTAAAACAAGTAATAATGGCAATCACATTACCAACAAAACCAATTAAACCTGAGTCACAGAACCCAAAGAAGTTGTTCTTGTACTCACAACCAAAGTGTGGTAAGACCACAGCTTTAGCTCAACTAGAAGGATGCCTAATCATTGACCTTGAAAGTGGTTCTGATTATGTTGAAGCTCTAAAAGTTAAAGCAACCAATCTACAAGAGTTAAGTGAGGTGTTCGCAGCAATCAAGGAGCAGGGATGCCCTTACAAATACATTGCTCTTGACACTGTAACAAAGCTTGAGGAGATGGTCCTACCATTAGCAAAACAACTCTATCAGATGACACCTATGGGTAAGAGTTTCACTGGTGATAATGTACTTACACTACCAAATGGTGCAGGTTATTTATACCTACGTGAGGCTTTCTTCAAGGTGTTGAATCAGTTGTATACATTAGCACCACACATTATTCTTGTAGGTCACTTGAAAGACAAGAGTATTGAGAAGAATGGTCAAGAGTTGACAGCAAAAGATATTGACTTAACAGGCAAGATCAGAAGTTTGTCAGCAGCTGATGTAGATGCTATTGCTTATATGTACAGAAAAGATAAAGATGTGCATGTTAGTTTCCAATCATCTGATGAAGTGATTTGTGGTGCACGTCCTGAGCACTTGAAAGGTCAGGATATTATTTTGTCTTCCATGAAAGATGGAAAAGTGGAGACATTTTGGAATAGAATTTTTATTAACTAATTAAACAATTTAAACAAATAGAACTATGAGTTTCTTAAATTTAACCCAAGAGGATGTAAAAGTATATGATAGTGTTGAACGCTACGTAGGTGTCATCCCATTTAAAGTAAAGGCAATCAATCCTAACAAAGCAACATTGGTGCAGTTAGGTTATCCAGAGTCCATTATGGAACCTGTATATAAAGGTGTTGAAATCCTTGGTAAAACTTTCAATAAAGTTAGTTTTATCCTTGAGAGCTTACCTTGTAAAACACACGATGGTAAAGATGTTAAACCTTTCACTGTAAAGTATGACATCAACTTATCTCTACGTGAAGATGTAGCACAATCTGGTAACAAGAAGATCATCAATGATCATGGTCAAGATACCTATGCTGCTAGTGTAGAGGATGCTGTTAATCGTGTTACCAAGAAAGATGGTAAGAGATGGTATTCATCTAATGGTGCTCGTGTAGCATTGGAAGGTGAAGTGGAGTTGTACAAATTCCTTCTTACTTACTCTCGTGCTAAGGTGAGTCAACAAGATAATCCATCTGGTATTAGCTTTGAATATTTCAAAGACATTGCTAATGGTGATATCTCTATGCTTGGTAAGATGTTCTCCACTCCTGTGTTTGCAGAGTCAGGTATTAGAATCCTTGTAGGTATGAGAGCTGTTGAGAAAGACAACTCTATCAGATACTATCCTCAGTTGTTTACTAAACTAATGGGTAGAATTGATTCATCTTCTAATACAGCTATCATGAAGGAAGCCAATGCACTTGGTTATGAGTTCTACAAGAAAGCTGACTTTGGTATGGATGAGCGAATCAAAGTGTTCACACCTACACCAGTGGAAGTACAGAAAACAGAAGAGAAACCTCAAACAGGTTTATTATTCGGATAATCATT